AAGTAAATCGCATCGTTGCGCACGGCCACGGTCGGCGTGAAGGCCAGCGCGGCGCCGACGTGGGCATCGTAGGCCGGCTGCCCGGACGCGAAGGTGGGGTCAGCCCACTGCAGCGCGTAGGCCGTGCCCGCGTTCTTGGTGAAGCGCTGCAGATGCCACCGGCCCTCGTCGAAGGCTCGATTGATGGCCGACAGCGAATCCAGCATCAGTTCACCGTGCCGGTGAGGGCGCCCGGGTTGAACAGCGGCGTGATGCCGGCGCTGATGCTGCGCGCCGCACTCAGGGCGCCCCGGTACAGGATGGCCGCGCCCGCGCCCGAGCCCATGGCAACGCTGAAATGCGTGGCCGTCGCGCTGCCCGCAGTGCACTCTCCGAACTGCACCGTCGCGGTGTTGCTCACCTGGTCGCCGGTCACCGTGAAGCCGCCCGCGCTGCGCGCCACGGCAACCGGGGCATAGCCGGTGTAGGCCACCTCGCTGGTGTCGCCCGTGCCGGCCTCGCCGGGGTCGGCAGTGTGCAGGCGCACGAAGAAGCTGCCCGCGGCGGCCGACGGCTGCAGGCCGCTGGCGTCGCCGATGTTGGCGAAGGCGGTGTTCTGGAAAAGCAGCCGAAGAAGCGCGGTCTCGGCGGTGTTGCTCATGCTCATGCGGTTCTCCTGATGCTGAAAATGCGGCCGGGCCCGTTGTCCCAGACGATGCTGACGCCCTGCCCTGCGGCCGGCGTGAAGGGCAGGCCGATGGCCGGGTCGTCGACGTAGGCCACCAGGCGGGCCGTGCTGTCGTCGCCGGTGTGCACGTACAGCACCAGCGCATTGCAGGCCACGGCCGCGTCGGCAGACAGCGTGGTGTCGTCGGCGTCGAAGGTGCCGGCCGTGAACTCGGCGCCGGTCAGCGCGCCGCTGCGGCCGTTGATCGCGCCGCCCAGGTCGGTGAGCACGGCGTCGAAGTCCAGGTCGGGCGTGTAGGTTGAGCGCACCAGCGCCACGCGCACGTCGCCGGTCAGGTCGACCGTGCGGTCGAGCAGGCCCTCCAGGGCCGTGGTGAATGCGCCGTTCACGCGCCGCCCTCGGCCGGCTTCTCGATGACGTGCTTGATGCGGCCGGTCTTCTCGTCATGCACCGGCGTGCGGATCACGGTGCCGCGGCCCTCGATCTTGGCCGTGACGTGCGTGTCGCCCTGGTGCACATGCAGCTCGGCGGGCGGGACGTTGACCTGCACCGGCGCCTGGTGCAAATGCACGGCGATGGGCCGCTCGGCGGCCGCGCGCATGGCGCCGATGGCGGCGTTCAGCGGGCCGGTCAGGTCGGGCGGGGCCGGTAGCACGGTGACGGCGTTGCCGGTCGGCGCGGGTCGCGGCGGCGGGTCGTCGCGCAGCAGCAGCTCGGGGTCGTCGCCCGGGTCGCCTTCGGTCGGCATGTCGTCCAGCTCGGGCTCCTCTTCGTACCCCAGCACCTTGCGGATCTCGTTCTCGCTGAAGGGGGCATTGCGCCCGGCGGCGACCATGTCCTTGTTGATCGCGGCCATCTTGCCGCCCTGGTCGGCCTTCTCGTCGTCGCCCATCGCGTCGAGCGGCGCCCATTCGACTTCGAAGTCGCTGGCCTCGACGATGCCGCAGGCCTGCAGCCGGCGGATCACCGCGGTCACGGCACCCGTGAGGAGGTTGCGCTGCCGCGACTTGCACCGCGCGTTGTCGGCGGCCTTGTCTTCGTCGCTGGCCAGGCGGCCGGTCTGCTGGCCGAACAGGATGGTGAACGGGATGCCCACGGCCGCCGCGAAGGTGTTCGCCGCGATCTCCCAGGCGCCGCGCGGGTCGTGCATCGTGGTCTGCAGCGTGTCCACGGTCACGCCCTGCCCCACGATGGCGCTGTCGACGTTGCTGTTCAGCCGGTCGACGCGGTCGTTGATCGTGGCGCGCACGTCGTCGGACGTGACGGCCGCGCCGGGCGTGCTGGGCTGCACCAGCTTCGTCGGGTCGGCGTCCTTGTCGAAGACGAAGCGCAGCGTGCGCGCGCTGTTCTTCAGGTAGCTCTCGGCCGCGCCGCCGCTGACCTTCTCCAGGTCGACCAGCGCGTTGAAGCCCGGCTGCAGCAGCGGGATGCCGTCGAAGAAGTCGTCGCCGACGGCGCCCTCGGCCAGGATCAGGATCCGGCTCGGGTGCACGTCGACCCACTGCTCGGGCTTGCCCTGCGTGTCCTGGCGGTCGCTGGTGCGCATGCGGTACTGCCACATGAGCGGCTGGCCGAACGTCTCGCTGCTGCTGTCGCCGTCCCACGCCGTCACCTTGATCTGGTGCTCGTACACCGGCACCAGGTCGACCAGCCGCGACGCGCGCATCAGCGGCTCGCGCAGCTGCTTCCCGTCGGCCACGCGCAGGATCAGGCCGGCGTAGCGCCCGACCATGTTGCGCCGGTCCCAGTCCTGCAGCTTCGGCCAGGCGCTGACCTTTTCCAGGATGCCCTGCAGCCGGGTCTCCCAGGTCGATTCGTCGTCGCTGGCCTTCAGCTTCACCCGCGGCCATTCCTGCCAGCAGCGGTCGAGCACGTGATGCACGGCGCGGAAGGCCGGGCCGCCGCGCAGGTAGGCGCCCAGCAGGCGGTCGGGCGTCAGCGTCTCGGGATACCCGAACTGACTCCAGGCCCGCGGGCGCTTCTCGTCGAGCGAGCCGTACAGCAGCGATTCGCGCGACCGTACGAGCGCGCGCAGGTCGTCGGCGTTGATGGTGAGCTCGGGCATAGGCTCTGCATGCTAGGAACGGGGTTCCGGCGCGGCCTTCCTAGCATGGCGCTTGCCAACGGGTGCCACCGTGGCCGAGAATCGCGCCTGAGCCCTCAAGCTCATGCCGTAAGCCCTTCGATGGGCACCGTGGTGGCACCCGCGGACGGCATGGCCTTGAGGGCTTCGTCGTTTGTGGCCGCACCCCGCGCGTAGCAGTGGGCCGCAAGTGGGGCCGCTCGGGAGGAAACCGCGACGCGACGACGCTAGCAAGCAACGGGGCAGATCCGGAACGTCGTGGGGCTGGCTGTACCTCCAAGCCCGGGGACTGCGCGAGCGCGCAGCATGGGGGTCCGCTTCGGCGGGGTGGCGCCTTCTCTCTACCCTTCGATGGGTAGGGGAGGCTTTCGGGTGGCGGAAGGCTAGAACACCATCGAAGTGGCCTCAGGCTCGAGCAGCCCGGCGAAGCCTCGCGCGGCCGCGTCGACCTGGTCATCGTGCAGCCCGTTCGGGAAGCCGCGCAGCTCCTCCCGGAACTCGCGGTTCCAGGACGCGCGCAGCATCACCACGTTCCCGGCGTTGACCTGGCTGGCCAGCGGCCTGGCGCGGATCACCTTGTCGCCGCTCTCGGTGCTGAAGTGCAGCGTGTGCCCGGTCAGCAGCGCGGCGAAGGCCGCGACCTGGGTCTTGCCGGCCTGCCCCGGGTCTTGCGGGATGCTCTGCTTGAGCGCCCTGCCGTCACCCTGCGCGGTGGCCTTCATGAGCGCATCGCGGCGGTGCGTGCCGAGCTGGGCCCGCTGCACGTCGGCGATGATGATGCGGCCGTCGGCAAGCCTGCCCACCTTGACGCCGGCCGTGTAGTCCCCGGCCCCCTCAGTGGCGCCCAAGTCCCACCCGCGGCACCAGTCCACGCGGCCGGCGGGGATCGCGTCGACCGTGCCGATCAGGTCGGGCTGAAACTCCTCACCAGCCGGCGGCGCCGGGCGCTGCTGGAACTGCCCGGCCACGGCATACGGCCCCATGACCTTCTTGTCGCGGTCCACGACGGCGCGCGGGAACCTGGCCGGGAACAGCAGCTCTCCGGCCTCGGCGCGCGGGTCCACGAACCCGATGCTGGTGGCCTTGCGCGGCGCCTCCCACTCCATTGGCAGGCACAGGTGGTCATAGCCCAGGTCGCGCGCCAGGATCAGGCCGCTGATGTCCGACTCGTGCAGGCGCTGCATCGTGATGACGATGGCGCTGCGGTCGGGGTTGTTTAGGCGGGTCGGCAGCGTCTCGCTGAACACCCGCTCGGCTTCGGCCAGGGCCGCCTTCGAGTGCGCATCCTCGACGCTGTGCGGGTCGTCCCAGGCCACGCGGTCGCCGCGCCGGCCGGTCATGCTC